AATGGTGTGTTGCTTCACGATGAATTTGACGTAGACAAGGTTGCTGCTGACGGAACAGTTACTCATTATATTGATTATGTTCCTGGAACAACAGAAAAAGTATATGCAATATGCAGCGATGGAGTAAATGCCTATTGGGTAACTAATCAAGTTCATGGTGGTGCCAATAAACTTCATATGTACAAAAAGCCATTAACTGGTTCTTCTGCAAGTACTGCAGATGAAACTCTTATGTTTCGTGGTGATTCAATTGTTATTACCTATGCTGCTATGGATTTTATTAAAGACCGTATTATCCTATGCGTAAATAACAGAGTTTATGAATTAGCAACAAATTCTACTTCTTTGCCTTCTCCAATTTACACCAATCCTAATACTAACTACCACTACACATCTGTGGCTGCATCTGGTCCTGCTATTTATACAGCGGGTCACTCAGGTATCTACTCAACAATCCAAAAATACACACTAACTACTGCTGGTGCTATGCCTACCCTCACACAGGCTGTAGTGGCAGCAGAATTTCCTACTGGTGAAATAGTGGAGAAGTTATATTACTATCTAGGTTACATGATGATTGGCACATCTAAGGGTGTACGCGTGGCTACAATCAATGACCAGGATGGTTCTCTTGCCTATGGTCCGCTTGTTGTTGAAACATCTCAACCAGTTTATGACTTTACTGCTCGTGACCGTTTCGTATGGTGCACATCAGGTATTGGTGCTTTAGATGCTGGACTTATCCGTATTGATTTAGGTCAGAGCATTGAGGGTGAACCATTACGTTTTGCCTATGCAAACGACCTACAGGTAACTCAATCTACAGAGCATTATACGACAGGTGTTACCTTTATTGGTACTACTAATCGTCTTGCTTTTTGCACGGCACATAATACTACTGATGGTGCAATCTACATGGAGTCAGCAACAGTGCTACGTCCAACAGGATACGTGACCACTGGCGCTATCCGCTATGGAACACTTGAGCCAAAGAACTTTAAGTTTATTCGTGCTCGTGGTGACTTTACCCATGGTGGTATGGATATCTATGCTATCGACTCAAGCAATAACCAATACACAATTATTACCTACAACTCTGCAGTAGGAACTCCTGAGGCTGCTACGACTAACCCAGAAGGTCCACAAGAGTATCTGTCATACAAGTTTACGCTCTCACGCAGCGCAACCAGTACCAGCCAAGGCCCTGTATTTAAGGGTTATCAAGCCAAGGCTCTACCTGCTACAGCACGTCAACGGGTGATTCAGTTCCCTGTATGGTGCTATGACGTAGAGACCGACAGATATAACGTAAAGACTGGATACGAAGGACGTGCGTGGGAGCGTATTCAATTACTTGAAGATGTAGAAAAACTAGGCGATATTGTGAACGTACAAGACTTTACCACTGGTGAGCGCGTACAAGCACTGATTGAAAAAGTTAACTTCGTACGTAAGACTCCACCATCAGGTCAGTTTGATGGCTTTGGAGGATTGCTCCTCATCACAGTTAGGACTGTCTTATAATGACCGTAGCACAGTGGCTTGGATTAGCCATCTCAGTATGTACTCTAGTTGGAGCCTTTGCTGTTTCAGTTAGATGGTTAGTCAAGCACTACCTATATGAACTCAGACCCAATGGAGGTGGAAGTGTCAAAGACCAAGTTAACCGTCTTGAAAATCGCATTGATGATATCTATCGCATTCTCTGCGAGCGTACTGAGTAGTTGCGGTTATCAAGGCTGGGTCAGATATCCTTGCCAAGAGTATGAAAATTGGAAAAAACCAGAGTGTAACCCACCTCAATGTTTGCCCACAGGAACTTGTACCAAAGATATCCTTCCAGGAGTATTAGATGAGCCAAAGAAATAAATTTACCCCAGAAGATTTACATGCAAGACTTATTGTAACTATCGGAATCATACTAGCCATCGTGTTTGCTGGTTCTGTTTTTGCATTGTTATACGCTTTGCTATTTATCACACAGCCTTTAGGAGAACAGGCACCCAACGATGCTGCATTTATTGACCTTGTTAGTACCTTGTGCGTGTTTCTTACTGGTTCTCTTGCTGGCGTACTTGCAGGAAACGGATTAAAGTCAAAACCAAAGGAAAAGAAAGATGGAGAATAATGAAGAAAGTTGTCAAGAAAGCCACTCCTGCCGCTATTGCTGTACTTCGGCAGGCCACAGCATTGGCACCATCTCGTATGAAAGCCAGCGATGGACTCCTGCCTTCCCAAGCGCATATCAAACAGAGTCCCAACTCTGACCACAACACAGGTCTAGCCGTTGATTTAACTCACGACCCTAAAAAGGGTATTGACTGTGTGGAAATCTTTGAGAAGTTAAAAGAAGACAAGCGGGTTGAGTACTTGATTTTCCAGGGGAAGATTTGGTCAAAGGCTCGTGCTAAAGAGGGCAACCGTAAGTACACAGGTTCTAACCCTCACAACAAGCACCTACATATTTCCATCAAAGAGGACCAGGCAAACGATACTAGCCCATGGTTCTGGTGGCTCAATCAACCTGGCATAGTTGCCCAGGTTACTGCTAAGGTAGTGCCTGTGCCTGCTAAGAAGGCATACAAGACAGAAGTTTGCACCTGCTGTAAATTACACGGTGTAAAGTAATCCTAGGAGGATACAATGGAACAATTTAAGCAAGTCGCAGCCACATGGTTTCGCGCTGCTGCAGCATCTGCAGTTGCACTCTACCTTGCTGGTGAGACAGACCTAAAGACCCTTGCATACGCAGCCCTCGCAGGCGCTGCTGGACCAGTCCTAAAGTGGCTAGACCCATCTGCAACCGAGTTTGGTCGAGGCTCTAAGTAGGCTTTATAAGCCTCTAGAAGCCCCATAGAGACGAGATTACCCCTCTCCTTAGTAGAAATACTAGGGACGAGGGGTTTTTTCTTGTTTTTATCCGCCCGTTGAGTAGAATCCTCGGCCATTAAACTTGACTGGCACAGCAGTATAGACACGCTTCATAGGACCCCCACAAGGGCAATTCCAAGCATCATCTCTATCTTCTACATCGACCTGTCTGTCAATGAAAGTATCGCAGGTCTGACACTTGTATTCGTATGTAGGCATTTCGTCTCCTGGGTAGTGGGCCTTAGTTATGAATTCTTTTGCCATTGTTTTTCCAATGCTATAAACCAGAACCCTAGGTTGATATCTAGGTTGGCTGAACAAAAACTAATTCCAATAGCAAACCCATGGATTCTTCCATAAACAAGCCAGAACTTCCCAATCTTCTTTTCGACCATTTGACCCTCCGTAGTTTAGAGACTTAGTGTAGCATAGTAGGGCGGGAAACCGTGGGGCGGAAACTTCAAATGACGGTGACGACAAATGTCTGATTCCAACTCCCTGAACCACCATTAATTTTTATGGGGGGTAGGGGGGCGTTTCTTAAAATCTGGTTCAGACAGCATTTAAGAAACCCGTGTGGTATCGTATCCGTATGACAAAATTTATAGATGAAACCGAGCACTACTTCATCATGGATGTAATCCATCTATGTTGTGATGAAACCCAATTCAAATACGTATGCCGTGTATGTGGCGAAACCATGGATTGTTACTACTGTGGATTCGACCCATATGGTCCTCATGGCTGTGATACACTATGACCATGAATCAATTACCTAAGCATATTTCCTATTCCAGTTTTACCACTTGGCAAGAGTGTGGCTGGAAGTACTATCTACAAAAAGTCGAAGGCGTACAGGAAGCACACGCAGTTTGGTTTACTGGTGGCTCAGCCGTTCACAAGGCTACCGAAAACTTCGACAAAGAAAACTATCACATCAATCCAGAGATGTCTCTTAACTCTGCCTACCTTGATACTGTCTGGAATGATGCTTGGTTTAACCAAGTAAAGGAAGACGAAGCAATCAATGGTGACATGAACACTTGGCAATACGCTAAGAAGGAAGATATGTCATGGTGGTATGGCGAAGGTCGCTGGATGCTTGAAAACTGGGCTAAGTTCCGTAGTAATGGTTGGAACATCTATGAAGACTTTGTTGAAAAAGAATACGAGATTGAAATTGAAGATGCAACAGTCAAGATGGCAATTGACCGTGTGATGGTGGACTTCGAGGGGAATCGGGTGCTCCTCGACATCAAGACTGGTGCGTCATCCCAGAGGCATCCTTTGCAACTTGCTGTCTATGCGTGGGCACTGGAGAAGCATGGGGTTACTGTCGATAAGGCAGGCTTCTGGGATGCACGTACTGGTTACGTTTCGTTATGGAGTCTAACCAATTTGCATTCAGAGCGAGTAGAAGATATGCTCAACACCTTCGACAAGGCACGCAAGGAAACAATCTTTTTACCTAACCTATCTAACTGTGGTCGATGTGGAATCACATCCTCCTGTAAGTTTGTCAATGGACACGCTAGTTAGTGATATAGTCCCACTCATCACTTCACTAGATGATGCGATAGATGCATGGGACAACATAGGGTTCAAACTCGAACATGAAGAGGGGATAAACAAATGACTGGTAATTTCCAAGTCAGTAGCAAACTCAACGATGGACGAATTTTCGTCGTTGCGTCAGAGACCTATGCAGGATTCTGCGAGGCTCTAGAACAAGCCGTAGGCGTTGAGGAGTCACAAGACCTCCTTAAGGTTATGGCGCAATCACTAGCAGGTGCTCCACAGAATGCATCACAGGCAGTGGAGAACATCCGTTCTGCATACCCAAATGCACAAGTCGACCATACTGCACATCCAACACAAACTACAGGCAATACGCTAGGACCTGAGGCTAAGAAATGTCACCACGGTGTCATGACAAAGCGACAGGGTTCAGGGGCTAAGGGACCATGGAAGGGCTATATGTGCCCATCTCCAAAGGGTACTCCTGACCAGTGTGAGCCAGTATTCATCCGACGCAATGATGCAGAATGGAATACATTCTAAACAATGAGAACACTTGCCCGCGCCGTAGGTAGCAAAGACATAGGTGGCGAACCGCTACCAACAGTCTTTCGCACCTTTGAACTAAACAAAGTCGTGTTTCGCCGTGCCGAAATATCGATGATTGCTGGTACACCTGGTGCTGGCAAGTCTTCCGTTGCTTTAGCAATTGCGTTACGAGCAAAGGTACCAACACTCTATGTCAGTGCTGATACTAATGCTCATACAATGGCCATGCGTTTGCTGGCTATGATAACTGGCAAGCCTCAATCTGATGTAGAAGTTTTACTTGAGACAGAGGTAGCCACATCTAGAAAAGTAATCAACGAACATGCACAGCACATCTTTTGGTCTTTTGATTCTAGTCCTACCCTAGATGACTTAGACCAAGAGGTTGCTGCGTTCGAAGAATTATGGGGATGCTCACCTACTCTTATCGTTATCGATAACCTCATGGATATTGCTAACGATGGCGGAGAAGAGTTTGCAAATATGCGCTCTACTCTGAAAGAACTCAAGTACCTCGCAAGAGATACTAACGCTGCTGTTATAGTACTCCACCATACCAAGGAGTCCTATGTAGGTACACCGTGCCAACCACGCTCTGCTTTGCAGGGTATGGTTGCACAGTTACCTGCACTTATCTGTACAGTTGGCACTGATGCACCTGGCTTCATCGCCGTAGCACCAGTGAAGAACCGTTATGGTAAGGCAGACCCATCAGGCAACACTGCCTTTTGGTTGAACTTTAACCCTGAATACATGGATGTTTCTGACATCGCTGAGAGGTTAAAATGAGTTTCATCGACCCTATCGTACCGAACCCTGATTGGGGTAATCCGTTTCCAAACGTAGACCCTGAT